GGGTATAACTAATAATGCGGCCAGATACTGGAGATCCAATGAATTTTTATACCAATGTTACTCGTCATCGAAATCAAATTTTAGTTCGCGGAATATCTGACGGCAAACCTGTCAAGTTTTCTGTGAAATACAAACCTTATTTATTCGTTCAAGCAAGTGCACAAACCGAACATAAGAACCTCAAAGGTGAATATGTCGGCAAGATGCAGTTCGACTCCATGTCTGAAACACGAGAGTTTCTCCAAAGTTATGAGAACGTGGCAGGCATGAACATCTATGGCCTCTCTGATTGGCCTTACATGTATATTTATGACAAGTATAAGGGTGAGATCAAGTATGATCCTGCCCTCGTTTCAGTTTGTTCGATCGATATCGAGACCAGCATCGAAGGCGGTTTTCCTGACATCGAGAAAGCAGACAACGAAATCACAGCTATTACCATCGGCCGCAATGGTAGGAAGACTACATTTGGATGCGGTGAATATAAGGAACATCAAGACAATGTACAATATTACAAATGCGCAGACGAATCTGCACTCTTACTCGCCTTTCTCGAAGTCTGGAACGGGTCACTCTACTCGCCTGACGTTGTCACAGGCTGGAACATCGAGTTCTTCGACATTCCGTATCTTGTCAACAGGATTCGAAAAGTTCTTGGATCTGATCACGCTGAACGCCTCTCTCCCTGGAAAATGCTGCGTGAATACAAAGTTAACAGCCGTGGACGAGACTGCATTTGCTATGCCCCTATCGGCATCGCAGTCCTTGATTACATCCAGCTTTATCGGAAGTTTACGTACACAGAGCAGGAATCTTACCGACTTGACTACATCGCTCAAGTTGAACTGAACGAAGGTAAGATTGACTATCGTGACGAAGGATACAGCGATCTCGACGACCTTCGTCTCAGGAACTTCCAACGTTACATCGAATATAACGTTCGTGACGTTGAAATCGTTGAGAGGCTCGAAGATAAGCTGAAGCTCATCGAGTTGGTCTATGCCTTGGCTTATGACGCCAAAGTCAACTATGAAGATACTATGACGACCGTGAAACAGTGGGACGTGATCACTCACAACTACCTACTCGATCGAAACATCGTAGTGCCTCTCAACGATAAGAATAAACCCGACCGAGCCTTCGTAGGCGGATATGTCAAAGATCCAAAGGTCGGCATGAGTAAATGGGTTGTGTCGTTCGATTTGAACTCCCTTTATCCCCACCTTATCATGCAGTACAACATCTCCCCCGAGACGCTTGTCACTCGCTTAAAAGATAAGGTGTCAATCGACGACCTACTTGTTGGTGGCGCTAGTCAGTTCGGTGGCTATCTTGATAAAACGAACTGTACTATCGCCGCCAACCTTTGTATCTATACGAAAGAAAAACGAGGCTTCTTGCCATCGATTATGGATCGTATGTATGACGATCGTACGAAATACAAGAAGCAGATGATCGAGGTGAAGAAGGAATACGAGAAGACGAAAGATCCTCGTCTTGTCAAGGAAATTGCACGACTCGATAACATGCAAATGGCCAAGAAGATTCAGTTGAACTCGGCTTATGGTGCTCTCGGTAACAAGTGGTTCCGTTGGTTTGACGTGAACAATGCCGAAGCCATCACCACGTCTGGTCAGCTCAGCATTCGTTGGATCGAGAACAAGCTCAACGACTATCTCAACAAACTGTTGAAGACAGAAAACTTTGATTATGTGTTGGCTTCAGATACCGACTCGGTGTATGTCACTCTCGAATACCTCGTCAAGAATGTATTCGGTGATGATGTGCCTGAAACCAAGAAGGTGATTCAGTATATCGACAAGATCTGTAAGGAACGAATCGAACCATTCATCGATCGTTCTTATCAAGAGCTTGCCGAATATATGCATGCATATGCTCAGAAGATGCAAATGAAGCGAGAGAACATCGCAGACAAAGGCATCTGGAAAGCCAAGAAGATGTACATCTTCAATGTGTGGAACTCTGAAGGCGTTGAGTATGAGAAGCCGAAGTTGAAGATGACAGGCATCGAAGCAGTTCGATCCTCGACTCCGACTGCATGTCGTGATGCCATTAAGAAGTCTCTCGAGATTATCATGGCTGGATCCGAATCGGATCTTCAGAAGTATGTGGCCAACTTCAAGTCAGAGTTTTCCTCTCTTGGATTTGACGACGTGGCTTTCACTCGTGGTGTCAAGGACATCGAGAAATATTGGGTAGGTGGTAGGTTCCAAAGCCAGACTCCTATCCATGTTCGTGGTTCTGTGGTCTACAACGAAATGTTGAAGAAGAAGAAACTCACGAATAAATATCAATCCATTACCAGCGGTGAGAAGATTAAGTTTGCATACTTGAAAAACCCAAATCCGACACAAGACTATGTCATCTCGTGTCCGAATGGTCTACCAAAAGAATTGAAGATGGAAGCTTACATCGACTATGCGGTGCAGTTCGAGAAAGGCTATCTCAGCCCTATCGAGTCGATCACTAACACCATGGGATGGCAAGCAGAAAAACGCGCAACACTGGAGGATTGGTTCTCATGATGGTAACAGAATACAATGGTAATGGAAAATATGCAAACCGTCGAGCTGAATTGCATAAGCAAAGCTATGATGATTATTACTATGTCAAGTTTTTTGAAAATGATGAGCATATTGAAACGAGAGTTTTAAAAGAAAAAACATTACGATACGCAGAAGATTGCGCTGAAAACTGGACAATAGGAGTTATTAATGGCTAAACTAGATATAGACTTAGACTTTGATTTTGGTTTCACGACTTCATCTGAAGAAGAAATCAAGCAAGAAGGCAACGATAAGGCACGTTACATGTACGATGCCATCATGCCTTTACTTACAAACTTAAAGAAAGATGCAGATAAAAACCCGATCATCAACTGGCCTAATCGTGCCGAGAAGATCGATCTCTTCATTACTAAATTAAATAAGATTCTCGCATCTTAATGGTGTACAAATAAAGATATATCGTATATACTGGGACAATCAGACAAGGAGAAGTTATGTCAGACCTATTAAATAAATTGCGTAAGAATACCACAATCAAGGATTCAGATATTCTGTCTGATTCCAAGTTCTTCAATGCCAAGGACATGATCCGCACGACAGTGCCTGCAATCAACATTGCATTGAGTGGTAAAATTAATGGTGGCTTCGTTCCTGGTCTGACCATTTGGGCAGGTCCATCGAAGCACTTCAAAACTTCTTTTAGTCTTCTCATGGCGAAGGCATACATGGACACGTATCCAGATGCAGTCATGCTTTTCTATGACTCAGAATTTGGTACTCCGCAATCTTACTTCGACTCGTTCGGCATCGACACATCTCGAGTTCTCCATACTCCCATCACAGATGTCGAACAGTTGAAGTTTGATATTATGCATCAGTTCGAAGAGATCAAGCGTGGCGATCGTGTCATCGTTGTGATCGACTCGGTCGGCAATCTCGCTTCGAAGAAGGAAGTCGAAGATGCACTGAAGCAGAACTCAGCCGCCGATATGACTCGCGCAAAACAACTCAAGTCGCTCTTCCGCATGGTTACGCCCCATCTTAACCTGAAGGATATTCCTCTGATCGTGGTCAACCACACTTATCAGACTCAAGAGATGTACTCGAAGGCCGTCGTATCTGGTGGTACTGGCATCTATTACTCGGCTGACAACATCTTCATTCTTGGTCGTCAACAAGAGAAAGATGGCAAGGAAGTCACTGGCTACAACTTCATCATCAACGTTGAGAAGTCTCGCTTTGTAAAAGAAAAGAGCAAGATTCCAATCGAAGTATCATGGGACGAAGGCATCAGCAAGTGGTCTGGTCTACTTGACATGGCGCTCGAGTCTGGTCACGTGATCAAGCCAAAGGTTGGCTGGTTCCAAAAGGTTGATATGACTACTGGAGAAATCTTCGATAAGTCATATCGCTTGAATGATACCTATAACTTCAGCTTCTGGCATCCTATTCTACAGTGTCCTAAGTTCAATGAGTTCGTTGAAAAGAAGTACGCTGCAGCTAACGGTGCCATTATGCAAAGTGAAGACGAAGTGGCAGATGTCTATGAGATGGAGGATGAATGAGAATTGAACATATCATATTTGGAAATCTTATTGAAAACGAGGATTATGCCCGCAAGGTCATTCCATTCCTCAAAGAAGAATACTTTACAGACACCGTAGATCGTAAGATCTTCTCTATCATTCATGAATA